AGGGCGTAACTCGTCAGCTATCTTCTGCCTTCTCATGTCATTTCTATTCGATATTAAAGTGTGATAGTATCTTCGTCTTGCGGTACTCCTCGGCAGCCTGCTTAGCCTCCGCCAAAGTGTTGTACTCCACGTTGTCGAATGAGGTAATCCACTTCGGGTAGACCTCGCTGATGAATGCGTCTCCGTCTATGAATTGGTCGGCTTTGTAGGTCGTTCTAAGGATGCCCGTCAACTTTCGCCATTCGAGCGGGCGGAGGGATTTCAGTAGTTCTTCTCGTGTCATAGTTCGTTGTCGGTTAGCGTCAGCAGATCTTCTTGGCATTTCGCCTTAGCCTCTTCGAGAGTGTGTATATATCCAGCAACCTCAATGCCATTGTTAAAATCAACGTCATCAAGTTCCGTATCTATGTCCACTATGTCGCGAAGACATCTATAGCAGCCTCCATATCCGAAGTCGACATAGTAGATGACATACGCCGCCTTCTTTCCATTTCCGATTGGCGCTGATGCCGTTGTTTGGTTGTGATACTGCTCCCACGTTAGCGTAGGGGCTTCTCTCTTTGTCATAGCTCTTTTACTTATGTAGATTCTTCATTCTCTGCTCGTGAAGCTGTCTGCGAAGCCTCACATTGTCGTTATTCTGCTTCTTCCACCCTTCGTGAAGCTTTCCAACTCTTGCTTCAAGCCTGGCGACTTCTTCGCGATGTTCGCGCGCTGTTCTCTTCGCTTCCTTTCGCTCTCTGATAAGCTCCAGGACTGCCGCCGTGAGAAGCACCGCGAGAGTGCCGGTGGCGACAATGAAGAGGTCTAACAAATCGTGTACGTTCATATTCTTTCTCTGTTGTTGTTATAATTTCTTGCTGTAGCAGCCACCTCCCAAATTGACGTATCCTTTAAGGCTCATAACCTCACCATACACGCCGTCGAGGATTTGGTACACGCCCTTACCCCCCGGACTTAGATAGGCTTCAACAAGGTCATCCCAGCGGTCAATGATTGGCTTGTAAAAAGGGAATGCCTTGACGACCATCTGAAGCTCATCTTTCGTGACTTCACCATAGTTTACCAGGTCGTAACACCTTGAAAAGTCGTCCCAATCATACGGCGTGTCAAAGCCATTGTAACTGCTATCACCGTCGCGGTCAACACCCATTAGGGCGCACCACATAGTTCTTGATGATGCGCCAACGTGGCGCGTGCCTATCCATTCCAGCATCTTAGTCTTGTTCATACTCGTTTTGTTTTATAGTGATACGTTTTGAATTATAGTTTAGATAACCACTGCTCATATATCTGATGTGCGACTTGCGCCATCATGATAGGTGGCACGGACATGCCACACACATAGTGCGGTGGCTGGCTTCCAAAGTCGTAGTCTTGTGGAAAAGATGATATGCAACACACTTCGCTCTTGCCGAGCATCCGCGGTTGGTCAAACAAGACCAAGCAGGATTCCTTGCCCGCGAGAGTTGGGCAAATCTTGTCGAGATACACATACCCTTGGTTGAAGTTGCTATTTTTGCCAAACAGGCGAATGTTTGCATCTGACTGATTGACATCGCCTGGTAGTCTGTTGTCCCATAGCAACCTCATTACCTTTGACGTTACCTCGCGACCCGAATAATCGACCACCTCGCCAAATGGTATCATCCTCTCATTGAACTCCAGCTTTAGCAATGGAAGCTCCTCAAAAAGGCTCGCTTGGTACAAGAATGGTTCTGCAAGGTCTTTCCGTAGGCAAACGAAAAACACGCGCTCTCTTCGCTGCGGTAGCCCCATGGTCTGCCCGTCGAGCAGCCAATGTTGGCAATAGTAGCCTGCATCCTCAAAGGCTTCACGAATGCGACGCACATAGTCCTTAGCCTCTCCAATAAGCAAGCCTTTGACGTTCTCCGCCACCACGACCTTTGGTTGTAGCTTCTTCGCCAGGTCAATGAAGTCAAAGAAGAGCGTATCAAGAACCTGCTCTGCCTGCCCTTCGCGGAAGTGCTTCATCTTTCCCCACGCCTCCTCACGACTTCCAGCAATTGAGAACGAAGAGCAGGGAGGCGAGCCATCAAGGATGTCAAGGTTGTACAGCTCTTCGGGTAGGTCGTCTCTTAGCTTAAACCCCTGAATTGGCTCTAAGAAAGGGTATTTTGGGCTGTGGTTACGCTGGTAGATAGCCATCATTCGTGGGTCAATCTCGTTGCATCCGATGACATCAAAGCCTGCAAGCTTGTACCCCATTGTAGACCCCCCCCCACATGCGAAGCGGGAAAACACCTTGCCCTTGTCCTTTGTAAAGTTGGCGTCCGCCAACGTCCATCTGTAATTAAACTTCATCTATCTTGTTTTATAGTGATATATTTATATCAAAAGTAGTCGTTATTTTCTCACACGCACTATCTGCTTAATATCTCGTCTACCCTCTTCGCCATGCTACGAAAGAATGCGTTGTATTTGAACTCGTTGCCATAGTCATTAAGGGTACGTATCACCGAGGTGCGCTCCCTGTTGATGAATCTCCCGATGTCCCAAAACGTCATACCCTCAAGCCTGCAATGATGCGCGAACATCATACGGGCAAAGAAGCCGTCCATCTTTCTGCCGCTGGCGCTGTAATCACTAAGCTTTAGCCCCGTGACCTCGTGTATAGCAGAGGAAACGCGAAGCACGATGTCTTGACATCTGATGACGCTTGATGCAAATAGCACGCTCTTACCGGTGCGAATGGCAAAGTCGTATTCAATGCAAGCGCCCTTGCTATCGCGCCAGCCGTCCATCATGTAGATGCAGCTGCATTCATTTAGCATTTCCAAGTCTCTACACAGGTGCTTTATCCAGGGTGCATCAACGGGAAGCCCGTTGTCCCAGGGATTGACCGTATCAAAGCCAAGCCCTTGCAACAACTCCTCTGCATCTGCAAAGCGAGCGCGAGCCTCCGCAAGGTCAAGCCCACTAATCTGACCACTGATGTACACTTTCATTGCTCTTCGTTTTTAGACGCCTTTACGGCGGTCTCTCCCCTTAATCTCAAAGTAGTTGCACATTTCAACAAGGCGCGACTGCACGCGGTCGCCGTAGTCTCGTTTAAGTGTATCGCTTGAAATTCTGAGGTTAGATGTGATTAGAGTGAGTTGGTCGGTGCGGTCGCCGCGATACTCCAAGAGCTGTTGCAGGACATTAAGGCGGTTGCCCATGTATAGCACCTCTTTTGGCTCTTGTCCGAGGTCTTGGATGCCTATCATGGCGCGCTGCTTATATCTCTGTATCTCTCCGCTCGCAACATACGCCTGGCACACCTCATCGGCTCTTGTGATAGCCCAATACAGCGGTCTGTCTACCTCCTTTGCGCCATCGTCAAAGCTAACGGCAAAGCCCATAGCCTGCGAGTAGGCAAGCATTACCTCCAAGCACCAGGACTTACCCGACCCTGTGTTGCCCGCGATATAGATGCCACGGTTGAGGTCGCCCGCCTGCTCCTGACCCGTCAGGGGATTCAAAGCCCTCATGCTCTCGTCCCCGTGACACCACTTGATGAAGTTGGTGTAAGCAAATCTGTTCTCGTCATCAATGACAAACTTTGGATTGCGAGACTTGCCGATAGCTTCCACCACCCGCAAGGCATGGTCAAGGTCGTAGTTGTATCTATACCGGCAAAAGCCACCGAAGCCGCCACGCTCCTTGATGTAGTTAAGCACACTTGCTATGCTCATTTGAGTGCCATTCATTGCCATTCGTCATTTATATTGTTGTTGGTCGTGGTGCGCGCACCGCCACCCCCTCTGCTTCCCTTGTGCCAATTTCGCACGGCTGCTTGCCAATCCTTCATCTTGTTCTTGCCGACAAACCACCCCTTGGATGTGTAGAAGTCAATGAAGCGCTCAGCATCAATGGTGTACTCCTTTTCCGCACAATACGCTTTCACCTCTTCCAAGGTGGGTGGGCAAAACCGCTTAGCGGTCTTTGCCCCCTCCTCTTCTTCTATTTCCTTTCCTTTTGTTTCCTTTCCTTTCCTTTCCTTTTCTTTGGATAGCTCTTGCAATGCAATTGCATCATCTTTGCTTTGCACTTGCTCCTCTTGCTGGCGCGGCTTCCACCTTGACGCGGCGGCGGTCTTTCTTCGGTCGGAAATCTCTTTGCGTCTATCAAGGCGGGTAATCACAGACTTTGACCAAAAGTGGCGGGCATCCAGCTTGAAGAGGTCAAAATCCTTGACTACACTCTCAACTAACTTGCAGTCCACGTGCAATGCAAATGCAATGCTTTTGCATGCCTTGTGTGGCAACTTTCCGCCCTGTTCGTAGAGCTGCTCTATGACGCACCAAAAGACGCCGACACCTGCAACGCCATGTTCCAAAAGCACCTCTTGTAACTTCGGGTCATTGCGTGCATTGTAGTCGTGCTGAAAGTAGTATGTATCTTTCATCGCCGTTGGCGCTATCATGCGCACTCTATGACATCAATTATCTTGGTCTCCTCCACCTGCTCAATGACGTAGTCAGATAGCGAGGTAGCCATAAAGGCATCCACCGCCTGGTGTGCCGTGAGCGCGGACACCGCTTTGACCAGGAAGAGGTGCGCGGTCTTCTTCTCCTTGCCGCTCTTCTCATCAATGGTCAGGAAGCTCAACTTGCACTTAAACCACTTGTCTGCATCTGCCTCGTTTGACACAAATACCTCCTTGTAGTTCTTGCGAGCCATGGCGACCACATCAACGCCTCCCGTGGCATATTGCACGACCTCTTCCATCGCGACGCGCTCCGCAACGGCAAACGAATTAGCCTTTACCAAGAATACTTCTGAATCCGCCTTGATTGCGCCGTTGTCTGCTACGCGCTCCAGGCGCGCTTTTACTTGATACCAATTCATGATAGTTGTCTTTTATAGTGATACACTGAATGTTAAAAGGGTGACTTACCAAAGTCCATGGTCAATCCAGCTTCCGCGATGACCACGTTCTTTCCGGTCAGCTCCTTAATGCTCTGCTGAAAGTCGCTTGCGTGGCTGTTAGTCGGTGACAGGTGTATAAGCACGATGTTGTTTACCGCTGACAGGTCGTTTGCAAGCAAGACCTCCTTGCACGTCTCAAGGCTCATGTGACTCTTGATAGTGCGGTTGTATTGGGCTTTAGACACCACGCCCGCCACCACATTCTCCTCCAAGATGTCGTGCCGGTAGTTGCACTCAATCAGGATATTTGACAGCCCTGCAAATTTGTATTTGAGGTAGTACGTATCTGTTGCGAAGAGCGTTGTGCCTATCTCCTTGTGGTGAATTAGATACCCGAGCGGCTCGGCGGCGTCATGCTGTACATCAAAGCCCTGCACCGTGAATCCACCAAGGCGGTAGGACTTCATCGGCTGAATGGTCGTCACAAGGTGATTATCCTCCAGCCCCAGGGCTTTTGCCGTGCCTGCTGACATGTAGCAAGGAATGCAAGCTTCAAGCACCTTTACACTACCCTTGACGTGGTCGCCGTGTTCGTGTGAGATTATGCACCCCTTCACACGGCGAACGTCAAAGTCACGAACTTTTGCGATGCTTTTGTAGCTCACTCCACATTCTACAAGCAAGCTCTCCTTACCATTGTCAAGCAGATAGCAGTTGCCCGACGAACTACTCCCGAGTACCGTTAATTTCATCTTATGCGAAGCATGTTTTTTGCAACGTCAAAGTTGTGTTGCTCGGTCTCTGCATCCTCTTCGTAGCGCGTTGCGTACTTTTGCCACTCCTCGTAGCAGTAGGGGCAAAACGCCTCGTTGAGTACTGCGATATAGTATGCTGTGTAGGCTGCGCGACCGCACGAATCACAGACCCCAACACCACCAAACGCTGCGACCGATTCAGGCAAGCTCATTTCAATGACCTTGAAGCCCTTTGAGTTGTCGATTACTTGTGCCATAATTAGAAGCCTGGTAGCGTATCTGTTGGGGTGGCACTTGGGGTGGCTGTTGGCTCTTCACCGATGATTTCGCCCGTCTGTGCATCGACGTTTGCAGGCACTTCGTCACCAAGGTCTATTTGGATGGTCGTCTGATTGGCGTTGGCTTCCTTTTCAGCTGCCACCTGCTCCTTGACATCCTTGACCTCCTCGTACTCCGTGTAAATGTCCTGCTGTTCGTCAATGGTCTTCATGCCAAGGGACAGCTCCGGTGCGTATGTACGCGTCCACCAGGATGCGGCGCGGTACATCAACATCTGCTTTGCCATGGTCTGCCACTTACTGCCAGATTTTGTGTACCACCCTTCTTGGATTGCGAGGCGAATTGACACGGGCGCACTTTCAAGCACCTGGTCTGACCCGTTGGCGGTAGTGTAGGCAACGCACTCGATGTCCATTATCTTCTTGCCGTCAAACTGCTTCTTGACTGCTGTCTTGCGCCCACCTTGGTACTCATAGTCGGTGTACTCCACCATGCCAAGCATACCTTTTTCAGTGAAGCGGTACTTTAATGGAGCAAAGCGCCCGCACCCATTGACCGTGCCGATTAGAAAGGTCGCCGACCAAGATGGCTTACCATAGATTGGCACCATGTTTTGCATGACCATCAATGGGCTGGCACCGATGCGATTTGCCACCTCAATAGCTATCATGCAGTTGGCAACAGCTTTCTCCATGGGGTTCTTTTCGCTCGCCTTGTACATGTCGGGTACAAGCTCTGATGATGCGAAAAGCTTGCACACGCGCTGCATGATTTCAAACTGCGCGGGGTCAAAGAAATTGACCACTTGGGGCTGTGCCTGTGCCACGTTGATTGCTCCCACGGCGGGGGTAGCTTGCACTAATTCGTTCATATCTGTATCTGTTAGTTGAGTTGATTTGCGTAGTTGCGATAGGTCATGCGCACCTCTTCCAGCGCGGGGATAACGTCCTTTCGTAGCGATTCCACGGGCATAAGGGGGATGCCGTCAATGGAGATGTGAACCTTGCCCATGAACTCCTGAAGCTGGATGCGCTCTGATGATTCGCGCACCATGCTTGCCGTCTCCGCCTTTGCCTTGGCTTCTCGGCGCGCCTTGAACCACCCTGCAACTGCCTGGATAGCGTTGCTGATAGCGTCCTGAATAGATGTCAGCACCGTCTGCGCGGTCTGAAGGGTCATTGTGTACTTCATTTTCGTAGTCTCTATTAGTCGTTATACGTTACTTTCCTTTCGTGATGACAAGCTTCTTGTCATCTGTTACCTTTAAGTTGATTACCTGGCTTTCCGTTGGGATGATTTCGTTGATGCTCTCGCGATTGTCTATGAAGATGGGCGCGGTCACTCCGTAGAATCTACACAGCGCGTTGATGATGTCAAGCCCTGCATTTACCTTGGATGCTGTGTTTACAGACCCCACCGGCACGCCATTGATTAGAGGGATGCAACACTCGATAGGATTCTCCTTTTTGGCATCCTCAATAGTGTAGTCAAAGAGCTGGAACGTCACCATTGTGAAGAGGTTGTTGATACGCTTCTCACACTCGTCAATCTTAGCCTTTGTGAACTGCTGCATCGTGTACTCCTCGCGCTCTGCTTCCGCCAGCTGGTGCGCAAGATTTCGCCCATCTTCTTCCAGCTCCTTGATGCTCTTTTCAAGCTCCTCAATTCGCTTGCGGTCGGTCAGCTTTTCTTTGAGTTCATCGCGCTTGGCGGTCAGCTTTCTCTTCTCATCCTGATAGATGGTTGTGTCTTCGCTTTCAATGCCGTCATCAAGCGTTGCTTCAAGCTCTGCGATTTGCTCCGTGAGGTCGTTGTACTCCTTGATGTCTTCGGGCTTTACTTCTTCGGGATTTACCTCCTGCACGTTTGCAAGGAGCGCTTTCAGCTCTTCAAGCTCCGAAGATAGACGCGCAATGCCCTCGTTGGCGTTGCTTTCATCCTCCTGCACCTCCTCAATTTGTGAGTCAAGACGTGCAATCTCCTCCTTGATGCTTTTCCCTCGCTCCGTTATCTTCGCCAGGGAATCTGTCTTAAGCTTGACAAAGTGATCCTTTGCCGACGCCTGCATTTCCGCGGGGAGCTCCTGCCCGCAACAAGAGCAATTTGTCTCCCCGTTGTAGGCACTTGCATTGACTTTGTACCACTCCTCACGAAGCTCATCTGCCTGCTTCGTCAACCCCTTTTTGCGAGATTCAAGGCGTGCAATCTCCTTGGTCGCCGCCTCAATATCGGTCTTGTAGCCCTGTTTCTCGCGTTTCGCCTTTCGCTCTTTCTCACGCAAATCTCTAAGCTCCTCATTTGCCTTGTAGGCATCCTCGTTTGCCTCGCTCTTTGCGTCAAAGATGACCTGCTGACGCTTCGCCTTTAAGTCGTTTATCTTAGCCTGGCGCGCTTGCACTTCTTCATACTGCTTTCGCGAGCGCTCGGCAACGCTTGCCAACACGCCGTCCACCTGGACAAGTGCATCATCAACGCCCTTCATTTCGGCTTCAAGGGCGGCAAAGTCCTGCTTTTCGGGCATCAGCTTGTACGTTTGGTCAATGCGTGGTTGCACCTCATCAAGCTGAGACTTTATAAGACGCTTGCGCGCTGCAAGCTCTCTCTTAAAGTCTGCCATTGGCTTGCCCGCCAGCTTGTCGAGGAAAGCTGCAAATTCAGGCTTCCACGTGGCAACCTCGCTATCCTCAACAGCCCCAGCCATCTGAAAGAGCTGTTCACGCTGGTCTTTCCAGGGCATTGAAAGGAAGTAGGCAGGATTGGTGAGCATCTTAAACAAGGTGTCGTCAATGATGTCCTTGACGCGCTTTGCATAACCCGTGACGCTTATAGGCGTGTCGTTCCAAAAGCACTCTGTCTTGTTCCCCTTGAAGACCTCTTCCGTTGCCCCTCGTGGCTTCACCCACTCTTCCTTAAAGTTTCGCTTCAGCTCTACAATCTCCCCGTCAACCTCAAATGTACCTCTCACGCCACAGATGGAGCGCCCTGTCGTATCTCCCTCTCTTATAGACTTGATGTTGTAGTCTTTTCGGTCTTGGCTGTCCTTGCCGAAGAGCAGCCACGTAAAGGCATCAAAGTGACGGCTTTTTCCAAGCCCATTCGCACCGGCTATTGTGGTGCATACAGGGTCAAACTCCATCGGCGTAGCATCTGAGCCTCTCCAATTTACAAGGGTTATCTCCTTTAGAATTATGCGCTTCATACCTTATGTTGTTAGTCGTTAATTTGGAAGTAGGAGCAGAAGCGGCTTATCTGCCACTCGCGGACGAAGTCCATTGCTTCCTGCATCGTACTTGCCACCGTCTCCGCAACTGCCGTCATGCGTCCATGCTTGTTTACTCTGACAAGTAGACGTCCGTCATCCTTGGTCATTATCATTGCCTCATGGGCTTCTGTTGGCTGAGCAAAGCGATACTTGTCGCCTTCCCAGATGTCCCACTCAAGGGGCTTGAGGCTATTTGCTATTTCTTCTCGTGTCATAGTCATTCAAGATTAAAGTCTATGCACGCGTCGTCAACCTGTATCTCGCGAGCCTTTGCCTTGGCTTCCTCCATGGTCAAGCCCCTGTATTCTCCCTCCACCTGGTCATCAATCCAGCAACGGATAACAAGCAAGACCGTGCCATCGCTCTTCTCCTTGATTAGAGCTTCGTGAGTGCCAATTGTTGCTGAGATAATAGGATTGCCGTTGTCGTCCTCGTCATCCATCCATTTAGGCATCTTTAGAGCCTTTTCAATGTCTTCTCGTGTCATAGTTCGTTATGTTGATTAGAGTGCACCACGCCGTCCTAGTCGCGTGAAGGTCTCGCGTGCGGTTTCCCGCCAGCGTGGCGCACTCGTGGTTAGTTATGTTCGTTGCGTTCGCTCCTCAGTTTGTCGAGGGCTTCCATCGCCTCCTCCCATTCGCCACCGAAGACGCAGGCAATGGCGAGATGTGCGGTGTCGCTTAGTGGCACTTCTTTTGTTATCTGCTTTAGCTCCTTGAGTAGCTCGGTGTAGTCCTTCTGATCGGGCACAAAGCCGAGGAGGTCGGCTCCGCGGCAGCTCTCTATCGCTACCTCTATTCGGTCTGGGTCTTCTGTGGTAAAGAAGTTCGCCGTGTCCGATAGTACTAATCCTCGGAAGAAGTCGATACGATAGGTGACAAGCAGGTTGAGGCACCACGCTGTCAGTCTCTCTTTTTGTTCTTGGGTCATAGTAGTTTGTATTTAGCTGTGATTACCGTACCATTTCTGAGGGGCAAACAAGCGCGTTGCCGACGATGCAGTCATGCGCCCAAATTGCCTGATGCTCTCTTGCGATGCGAGTTGCCGACACATTGATTACCGTGCCGATTTTGCCCTTTGCCTCCTCGTTTATGACCATCACATTGCCGCCTCCAAGGCGCACCAGCTCAATGTAGCCACCAACGATGTTCTGAAGCTCGCGAAGAGTGAAGTCCGTGCCGTTTGACGGGCTAACGCGTGCCACGCGTCCTGACTGCTTGTAGATTTTAGCTTCCATAGTTCTATATTTTCATTAGTTGTAAAGCGAGGTCAGCATCAACGGTTATCATTCTTCCCGTTTGCGATATTGCTTGGTCTATCTTCCCGCTCGCTTTTATCCTGTTCGCGGTTGTCATAGAGCAGTTGAAGAGCTGCGCAATGCCAGCGATGCCGTACACCAGCCTTTTATTTGTTACTTTTTCTTCTTCGTTACCTGATAGCCTTTTCATCACGCTGTACAGGACTTCGGCGAACTCCCCAGCGGTCATGTCTATCACTCTTTTTTCGGTGTCCATCAAGCGCCCCAAACATTCGTGATGCCGAACTCTTCAAACACCTCTTCAATGGCTCGGGCTTCTGACACTTTCGGCTCAACTCCCCCATTGAGGCGGGAATACCAACTTGCACGTGTCGTCAGACCGAGAGCCTGCATGATTCGCTCACGCACCTCCTTGGCATCCTTTCGCTTCACTTGTGAGAAGCCCATCTTAAAGCTAAATTCATTCATATCTCTTCCTTTCTTGCATTCATCTTTCGGCGAAATGTTGTACATTCGCACGTTACATTTGTATTGCTTTCGCTTGTCCTTTCGTCTTGCGTTGCTTTACATCTGCAAAGGTACGAAAGATTTCGTGAAATGCAAACGTTACAACGAAATTCTTCGCACAATCTATGGTCATAAAACTACAAGGCATTACTAACGTACTCATAATGAACGGAATGGACACAAGAGAAATCAGGGAGAAATTTGGACTTTCCCAGGAGAGGTTCGCCAAAATACTTGGCGTCACGGCAAGGACGGTGCAAAATTGGGAGGCTGGTGGGACAATTCCGCAGACCAAACAGGAATTATTGCACGAAATGTCCATCAATCCGCAACTCTACTTTGGTGGTGAGCAGAGCAACGTAAACGGCACGAACACAGCCACCACCAACAACCACACCACCAACAACTATGGAGAGTGCGAGGGATGCACTGACAATGGCATCGTAGACAAGCTCATTGACGAGATAGCAGAGCAACGCAAGCTTGTCGCTAAGTCACAAGAGCAGATTGACCGCTTGCTCAGAATCGTAGAGAAGCAAGCCTAATGCGCGCGCACGTACATATACATACAGCAGAAACGATGAAGACAACAGCAATCAAGGTCGCCGACTACTACGGCATTGCCACCTACTACTCTGTGATGCCACGCGCCATCTTTGATGCGCTTGAAGCATCTGCACTCAAAGGCGAAGAGTTCGCCGAAGTAGACAGCACTCTACTTGACGAAATGCACGAAGCGTACACGCAAAAGATGAAGAGGTCATGAAGAAGTCCATCAATCCACAGGTCATGGAGATACAGCGCCGCTTCTTTGAGGCGGTAGACCTGGCAAAGGCAATGGGTAAGACATCAGGGCTGAAAGCCTTTTGCGAGGAACATAGCCTTAACAGAGTGAAGTACTACCGAATCAAAGGCGACCTATCCAAACCCATTGAGGAAATGCACTATAAGTCCATAGACATTGACGCGCTTCTGTATGTATGCCGTGACTTTGGCGTATCTCCCGCGTGGCTTCTTCTTGGTCGTGGGGCATTAGAAATAAGGTAGCTATGTTCATCAAGCGAAGCATCAAATTCAACCTGCACAAGCGCAAAGCAGAGGACACGAAAGACCTTGCCATAAGGATGCGTGTGACGCTCCGAGGGGAACGCCCGTTTGATTTCCCCATAGGTCGCAAAATAGACTTAGACCAATGGGACTCGAAGGCAGAGCGCGCTATTGCAGGTACAAGGGAAGCGGCGGAAATCAACCGCACCATAGAAGAGTATAAGGCACAGATAAACGAAGTCTTCGCCCGCTACGAGCTATTGGAGAAGCGCGTGCCGACACCGCAAGAGGTCAAAGACCTATTCAATGATATGGTGGGTCGCGCGTCACTCATGGACGATGACGGCAAAATAGACCTTTGGGGGGTCATTGATTTGTTCATGGCACAGGTCGGCGAAAAGAATCAATGGACACCATCGACTTATCAGAAGTTCAGGACACTCCGCCACCATCTGAAATCCTTTGACCCTGGATTGTCCTTTGAGACGCTCACAGAAGGGAAGCTGCAAGACCTCATTGCCTACTACTATAAGAAAGACCAGCGGAATACAACCATATCGCGCCATCTCTCTTTTCTACGGTGGTTGCTTCGGTGGTCGGCTCAAAAAGGCTACTACCATGGTGACCTGCACAACAGCTTTAAGCCGAAGTTAAAAGGTATCTCCGTCGATTCAAAGGAAATCATCTACCTCTCGCAAGAAGAGATAAAGCAGTTGCAGGACTTCCAATTCCAACCGATGCAAGAGGCTCTTGAACGGGTGCGCGATGTCTTCCTCTTTCAGTGCTTCACGGGTCTACGCTACTCCGATGTAGCCAAGCTCCGCCGCTCAGACATCAAGAAGGGCGCTGTACACGTTGTAACGAAGAAGACCATTGACGGGCTAAGGATAGAGCTAAACAGGCACTCACAAGCCATCCTTGACAAGTATAGCGGGTGCGTCTTCCCTGGCGATAGGGCATTACCCATCATCTCCAACGTACACATGAACCTGCATCTTAAAACGCTGGGGCAGGTGGTAGGGCTGGACGAGCCGACCCGTATAGTCTACTTTAAGGGTAACACGCGCTATGAAGAGGTCTACCCCAAGTGGCACTTGCTTACCACCCACGTTGCGCGGCGCACGTTTGTCGTCATGGCGCTGCAACTTGGCATCCCTGTTGAGGTCATCATGCGTTGGACGGGTCACTCTAACTTTAATGCAATGAAGCCATACGCAAAGATTGTAGATGAACTCAAAGAGCGGTCAATGACAAAGTTTGATGAGCTATGATGTACGATGTACACGACTTTCAGCACCGGTAACGCTGTACACGAAATGTACACGAGTATAGCATATCACTTTGGTTCTTCATGGAACTCCGTGGCATCGCTATTTTGGCAAAGGCACGCAAATGAAAGGCTTTGAAAGTACACGGCATCAAGGTCGCACTACCTCTCTCTCCGCAATAAACCTTGATTTTCAAGGATTTACGATTTAAGTACACGAATAAGTACACGAAAGCCCCAAGATTCATGCGATTTTGGGGCTTTTTCGTTCATCTTCTACCATCCTCCCATCAACGCCTTTGTGAGACGCTTGATGTGGTCAGCCTGCTTGTTTATGATGTCGTCTTTCTCCTCAACAAGCTCCTGCAACTGCTCTACCCTCCGCAACAGCTCTGCATGCTGGTCGCACATGTCGCCCTCCCCGCGCTCTACCCATTCAGGGCGAAGTTCGGGGAACACCG